TGGCGTTGGAGAGTGGAATTAAAATAACAATAACGGATATCAAGGACAAAACGGAGTATCTGCTTTAGTAAGAGTATATTTTTTGAAATAGATTTAAAACAACATTTAATTTAAATATAATTTAAATATAATTTAAATATTATATTTAAATGCTTTCTCAGATAAACAGCATTATAACCAATAATACTGATACTAATAAAAGGATAGAATGGGACGACTATTTCATGTCGATTGCCTTACTCGCATCACAGCGCAGTCCGTGTAAGCGACTGAATGTTGGCTCAGTGATAGTCAAAGACAGCCGTCTGATTTCAATGGGCTACAATGGTTTTATACCTGGCGCCCCACATATTTCCCGTGTCAAAGACAATCATGAGCAATCAATTATTCACAGTGAAATCAATGCGATAACCGATTGCGCCAAACGTGGCACCAGTTTATCCGGCGCCAAAATCTATGTAACCCATTATCCGTGTATAAATTGTTTTAGAGCAATTGCCGCGTCAAATATAAAGGAAATTGTGTATCTCAATGACTACAATAATGACGCGATTGTGGCGCAGTTGGCGGCGGATGCCGGGCTGACAATTTGGCGGCTTTTGCCTACATCCGTGTAGGCACGACATTTCAGAACCAAAGTATATACCATCCTACACGGATGTAGGTGTCGGATAATTTTTCCCTTGGAAATAGTAGGCGTCCATTGAAATCATATTGCCGTCCTTGTCCTTCTTGAATGTAGGTCCATTTACGTCGCCGGCCATACAAGTGTTGCCGTTTTGACCCTGGACTAGGACGCAACATGATGACGATTTACAGTTGTCATTTGTCAACAATTTACACGACGCATTTAGGTCGCCGGATTTACCGCGATGATTTTCGCAAAAACTCTTGGCGCCGTCAAGAGCAAAGTCTTGGGTTGCGTCTGAACCCGTATTTGTGCTAGCCTGATATAGCTTATCGATATCGTTTGTCTCACGATTGACATATGTCTCCCGATTGCCAAATGTCTCAAATGTCTCCACTACAACTGTTTGCGTTAATTTTTTGTTAGTTGTTTTATTCAAATCGATGTCAAAAAAATTAATATATACTAACAAAATGAATACAACTGCTATAACTATTGCTACATATGTAGCATTTTCATTAAAAAAGTTTAGTATCGCGTTCATTTCTATTTCTATATTCTATATTTAGAAATGAAATTATAATATTTATATATTCTATAATGGCTTCAAAAAGACACAATAGATCTTCTAAAAAACGTTCCAAATTTATGATTAAAAGAACATTTTCAAAGGGATACAATGTAGCAAAATCTACCACTAAAAAAATTGCTCCCAAGGTTAAGGCTGGTTTAATAACAGTCGGCTCCAAAGTTAAGTTTGTTGCCAAGGAGACAGTGCCTGTGATTGAGAAGGTATCTAACAAACTTCTTGGGTTTTTCAACAAGACCAGACGTAATTTGAAGATGAAATCAAAAGCTTAATTAAAATCAAGTATAATAAAATAGTTTAATACATTCATCGTAAGTTAAACTATTTTTACCAAACAAAGATAACTCGTAATCTAGCAAACAGCTCATAAACTTCTTATTAGGACATATTTGATTTCGTTTATGTCTTACATAAAGAAATGCCCTTTTTAATTCTATTTTGTAATATTTCATTATGTAAGCAATCACAATTGTAGATGACCTGCTTATTCCAGCGGCACAATTTACCAATACAGCTTTTTCTTTATGTATAATATCTCCAATTTCATCAAAATAAAGAGAAATATTACAATTGTAATCGTCGCTTAACTCATATTTGTGAATCTTCACATTTGGATTCGTATTTGTAATTTTTAGTCTTTCGGCAACACAAACAATACATGATATATTTGTTTTTTTTATATTAGACGTGTCGTTCGCATCAAACATGTCGCCCAAATATAATTTATTTTTGATAATTTCAGACATATATAATTATAATGAATAAAAAATACAATTATATAACCGATATGTCTCTTAACCATTAATTATTAAAAGATTTACTAAAAACCTCCTGACAATCCCACATCCAATTCGGGTCTGAATTTGTAAGAGGTCTTCTAGGTAAATGTTCAAGTAATACATTTAGATAACTGACATATACATGTTTTTCAGTCAGATATTTTGGCCGGCGCTTTTCGTTCTGTAAATTATTTATAAATATTTGTAAATCGCAAAGTAGCGCCTTTTGTTTCTCGGGAATAACCTTTATTATTTCTGAATGTGCGTCAATGATAGATACTGGGTTTGCCATTTGTTATAAAAATTATTATAAAATATATTATCAGATTTTATAATAAGTCAATTTTTTCCAAAACAGTCAAGATTTAAAAATCTTTTATAAAGGTTTCACTATTGTTCCCTTACTTGTCTTCACTTTTTTCAACCGAGTCCCTGTACTATGTATTTCATCATGACACGTGTTACAAAGACTTATCAGGTTTGCTGGATGGTTCTTATGAAATGTAAGACCATCCTTCTCGTTTTCAATTAGCCCGCGACCATCTGCGTCTTGTTGATACTGTAAATGATGGACCTCGGTCGCCATATGTTTACCACATTTCTCACATTGTCCCTTTATATGCTTGGCATTGAAATGCGACTTCTTGTGATCTAAAACGCTCTGAGCTTCAGGTTTGTACTTCATACGTATATTATACGCCATATCCAAGAAGTCTTGCGGCAAATTTAGTGACTTACATACTTCAAGGCCATACATATTGTTACCCGGTCCGTCTTTCAGCTTCCTGTCATATATTAGCGCATCCGTTTCTTTGTCATACATAACCGACAAATGCTTACATTTCACACTTGGTAAACTCGTGATTTCTTCGTAATCGACTATTTCATGTAAATGCGTCGCAAATATAAAGGAACATTCCTTTTTGTAAAGGGTTTGAATACCAGCAACAAAAATACTAATGGCACTCGTGCTTTCTGTACCTGAACACAATTCGTCGCCTAGAACAAGACTGCGGCTGTCTGCTAGACGTAAAATCGTTCTTAATTCAGACATTTCAACGGCAAATGTTGATAACCCTTTGAACAAATTGTCGTTGCCTAGGATGCGCGTAAAAATCGACTTGTAAGGATAAAATGTGAATGAAGATGCTGGCACATATAGACCCGATTGCGCCATTACAACGCTAATACCGAGCGCCCTGATAATACTGGTTTTACCTACAGCATTGGTGCCATATAAAAGGATACCATCGGTTTTGTCGGTTCCGATGCTGACGTCATTGGCAACATATAGCTCCGATTGCTGGAGTTTCTCAATCAAACAGTGACGCAAATTTTGTGCCTTTACATAAGACTTGTCTTTAGTCAAATTTTCTATAATAGGTTTTTCTATAGTAGGTTTACAATAGTTATACTTAAAGGCAATATACGCCTTCGCATACACTAAATCCACGCATGTAATAAACTCACAAATATCTTCTATTTTATTTTGAAACCGTTCCAAATCATTAATTATATTGGAGTATACTTTTGCCACAGTATCAATAAGATTTATTTTGATTGAACTAACATCTTTACATAATTTATTTATTTGCGGACTAGTAATGAAACGGTTACTAGCGGATTGTTTCTCTAATCCAATAACATCTTTGCCAATTTCCAAGACAAACTGTTTCTCCTGTTTGAAATACGATGACTGATATGTTAGACAAACTGTTTTGCTCTTATTTAATGCCAAGACCTCCTCTAATATTTTACATCGCCGGTCAGTCGCAATCAAACTGAAATTATTTTTTTCGGTTTCATGTATTTTTACAAAGGTATCTTGAGACGAAGGTTCCAAATTGTCGCTAGTAGTAAGAGTAGAAGGCGTTTTCTTTACAATCTTCTTCTTACCACCAGTCTCATAATTGGCAATAATAGAACTAAAATATGCCCGACAACATTCCAATTGATCCTCCGACTCCATCAACGTCATAATCTTATTATCCAATACGGTGTCCACACCGTTTTTAATAAAACTCTGCTCAATCTTATGAAGATTGTCAATATCTTTACACAGGTCCATTATCAAAACATTATCCAAAAATGTAGTGATTTCAACAATGTATACTAACAAATTCTGAAAGACTTTGTCACCTAATTTGCCCATTAAATATTCGACTAATTCATGTTTTCCTATAACAAAATTGTAAAGCATTTTACTCGACATGATACCACTATAAAGCTGATAAATGTATTTCGGTTGTATTTTTTTCAGCATTATTTGCCGGTTAATTTTAACCAGGTCCTTGAATGATGAGAGCATCTGTTTTACCACATTGTATTCATCGGTTGACATCGCGGTTAAGAGACACTCAACAATGTCGTATTCACCCTGTAAATATGCTATGTCAGTAACCGGGTTCAAAAAACTGTGGGCAAATTTCCGCTTGCCCATTGGACTAATACATTCATTTAACATTTTGACAACTGACGAATACTTGCCCTTGTATGAGTCATCATCAATAATATTCAGCTGTTTTAATGAATGATTTGCTAGAACCAGTTTATCGCTTTCATTTTCTATAGTCGGTTCGGCAATTTTATAAACCAAATTGGGATTGTGCTGGTAAATGAAATCTAACAAATAGCAGAATGCCTGTGTAGCATATACTGTCTCGCCAAATATGGTCATAAACGCACTAATATCGTCGAATTTATAGAATTTTTTAAGAAGCTCGGTCTGATATATTTGTTTTTCACAATTGAAAGCCCTGGTCATGTTTTTATTTGCTACTGGTTCTACTGCTACTACTTGAGTTTGTTCTGTCAAACTAACAAAATGAATCGCCTTACTTTTAATGTTGACATATCCAACAATATCATTGACGTCTTCTTTAGACAAATTTGAAATAACAATTGTCTCACTTGGACAATGAATCGAAATAAAGCGCTCCAATTCATCAAATGTAGTCGGATTTTTAATATATTGTTCCGAGTATTCCATAATACAAGATTTGCCTGTATATATGTCAATGAGCGCAATACCAACATAAATTAAATGACTACATGTATTTGTTTGCGCCGATTTTAACAAAGAATATAGACCTCTTTTTCTTGTTTGTATCCAAATACAGCAGGTTTTGTTAGTTATTGTGTCGGGGTCAACTGAAAAATATGTTCCAGGGGAAAAAATGCCTAGCAAGGAGCGCGATATTTGTCCATTTTGAATTTCATCATTTTGCGCATATACAACAACTGTGTAGCCCGTGTCCTGTAACTTCTTAATATACTTATCAACAAGATGGTCTTTAAACCCACTGAGAACAACATTGTCGTCGCCAACACAGACCTTTTTATCGACCACATTCAGGTCACAAATTCGTGAAAAATCGCAAATATTGCTGCCGTAAATATTGTCAGCCTTGTCTTTCAGACCATATACTTCAAAAAAGGCACCACATTGCATGAGCAATATCATATTTTGTCCATATTCGGCTGTGTATTGCTTAGTTAATGTGAAATATTCCCTTATAAATGACATTTTGTTAGTTGCTATTATTATTTATGGGAAAAAGTCTTTATATCTTTTACATATTCTGCTTTTACAGAATATGTGAAAGCAGAATATATATTGGTTTGTTTTTGTTGTTATTGTTATTGTTATTGTTGTTGATCCTCCAATATAATAAATTTATTATTTGGATTACCAATTGTATCTAGTAACCAGTTTTTAGAGTTTATATAAAATGATTTTGTTAAAATAGGTATTCTATAATAGAACGTCTTTAATATATACAACAATATTGAAATATAAATTGGCAATACCATTTTGTTTTGATGTTGTTTTATAACAATTGCCTTGTCTTCTTCACTGTAAATGGCAAATTCAGCCTTGATTTGGTTCTCCTTGTTCTCATATTTAACCTTGTGTCCATATATAGTTTTATCATCAATTATATACATGGTTTTTTTGACTTTTTTTTTCTTTAAATGTAGAAAATGCTGAAGCTTGGTTATTAGACTATCAGGATTGTCTGTGAATATATCAATGTCAATGTCGCTTTTTCCAGGCACATAATCAGACCGCTGAACGCTTCCATAATACAACAATTTTGTATCTAAATATTCGCTTAATTTATAAAAGAATTGTTTGGTATCAGGAGGAAGGTCATTTTTAGTAGTTTCCATATTTTTAACTTAACATAATAGGAGAAAACAAATATGACCGAGTTTTTATTTGGTTATTTGGTTATATTATTAAGTTACCTTAAATTAAGATAAATTAATTTAAGTTAAGTTAAGTATTCGGCGTTTCCTCATTTAAAAAATTATGAAGCAAAACATCCTTGTTATTGTTTGTTACTTCGCCGGCCAACATTGCTGCTTCGAATGTTTTCCTTAGAATATCATTGGGAGCTGTGCTTCCTACCTTAATCATACCATGTTGTCTCAAATATTTGCGAACATCCGTTATGCTCGTCTTTTTTAGTTCCTTTTGCGCATTGATTACATTCTTTCTCGTCTGTTTATCCTTTAATAAGATGCCAACGCGGCGCATTTTATCGGAACGACCGAGTGTAAATTTTCGGCGAATTGTTCTCTTAATATACTTCTTTAATTCCGGATCTTTCTTTTCGGGTATAGGCTGTGAAGCCGCAAGTATTTCTTGAATTTTGGCTGGCGTATTTTCATCAAATTGTGGCAAGTCTTCTATAATTGAGCCAATTTGCGCAATCGGTTCTAAGATGGACAAGTTTTTTGCTAAATTTTGAACTTCCGGTTTGTGACCATTTTCTTCTGCCTGGATTCTCCTTAATTTGTTTTTAATTTGTTCTAAACGCTGCTCTCTAGAAGAACCATTAGAATTAGATGTAATTTCGGATGGCACAATATTATCAGTAAATGTATTTTTTTTTGGCGGCGTTGGTGGTCTAGCATTAATATTTATTGACGGTTGTGAATTCACGTTAAAAATGTCGGGCACATCTATATTTTTCCTAGTTTGTATCCAAGAACGGTAGGATGGTTTCGAACCGCCCTTTAAACAACCATATGGTACATCAGGTGTAGGAGTGTATTTCATATTCATTATTTGATTATTTGATACAATTGGAATCGTTTCTTGTAATTCAGTTGGCAATTCTAAAGATACATAGGGCGATGTTACAAGGGGTTGTACAAGGGGTTGTATAGGGTTTATTATAGGATTTGATAAAGAAGACATATATACATTTTGTCCTATGTTAGTAGTGCCTTGTTGTATATGACTTTGTTGTATATGACTTTGTTGTATATGACTTTGTTGTATAGCGCTAGCACTTTGTTGTATAGGCTGTTTTAATGTTCTATTATGTAATTGTTGGCGATTTTGTATATCAGCTCTCTTTTTATTTTTTGTTAATTCAGATAAGTAATTTAATGCCCCGTGAAATTCATCGCTAAAATTGTCGTTTGACAAAGTGTTAGTAGTGTTTCGATTATTCTTCCCATTATTCTTTTTATTATTATTTATATCATTTATTTCTTTCTTCTTATGCTCATTAATTTGCCTTAAAAACTTGTTTTTCAAATTATTTGGACTAATAATCGGATTAATAACCATATCCTTCTTTTCCCGCACTTTTCGCGTTTTATTGCCACCCATTTTGAACAATTCGGGATTTATTTGTATAGTTTTTTTAGTAGACATTGTTATAATAAAAAAACATTTTTAAGACGAGTTTTTAACCCATTCTTTTTTCCTTTCTCCTTTTTTCCTTTTAAAAAAAATCGTTACATATACATACTTGAAATTATTTGACGCATATTGTCCTCCCGTTTACTGTCCGTACTATTTTTCAAAAACATAGTATGACCCTTGTTTAAATCATTGATTGTTATTTTCTGTTTTACCGAATCATCTAAACAAAATACTCGCCTGGAATGGGCAATCTTAACTTTCGCAAACAATGTTTCTATATCTCTGCCATAAAATTTGAAAGTTTGCTTGTGTTTTTCAAACCATTTTACGTCTATATCTTTGTCTTTGCTTTCATTCTTGGAATCGAATATTTCCCATCCAGCATTCTTTACCTTCTTAATAAATATGTGATACAAATCTTCTGCCGAGTATTCGTCCGTTTTGAAACGCCATGTGAACCGTGACTTCAGACCTTGATTACTTCCAAAAAAACACTCATTTAATTCTGTCTCGTAACCAGCTATAATGACCATTAAATTGTCCTTGTGGTCGCTCAATGCTTCGCAAAGTGTATCAATACATTCCTTTGAAAACGAATCACGCTTTTCAGGGCTACCTAAAGAATACGCCTCGTCGATAAATAGCACACCGCCTAAACACTCTTTGATAACATCCTTGGTTTTAATCGCAGTTTGTCCGAGAAACCCGGCAACAAGGTCGCTTCTAGTAACCTTCTTAAACGTGCCTTTATTTAAGACACCAATTTTGGTAAATAATTGTCCCATAATCTTGGCAATTTCGGTTTTGCCAGTGCCAGGAGGTCCATAAATCACGGTGTGCATAAAGTCATTACAGCTGTCTATTTGTAAATTTATTCCAGTACATTTTATTCCGGTATCCCTTAAAAAAGGTTTGTGTAAATTTTGTACATAAAACAGTATTTGGTCTACAATATTTTCCTTTAAATACTTCATACCTATCATATTATTTAAATGATTCAATGGCTCCTTTATTTTATGTAGGAGACTCATGTTTATATTGTATTTTGTTTCCTTATCGTCGGGATATGTGTCAATCAGTTTTAATAGGTCGCCAATATGATTAATTTCGACGTCAATTGTTACATGATGTTTAATGATTGGTTCGATTTCAGGGCGTTTTATAATAATTTTCTTCTTTATTTCATCCTTTATATCATTCTTTATTTCGTACCTTATATCATTCTTTATATCGTTCCTTATAGAATCCAGGTTCAAATTAGGCACTTTTGGTTCTAATGCCGAATATTCATTCGGATCGACCGCGTTACAAAGTATGTCCAATTTACTCATTGAATTGAAGCCATTTGCCTCATCATATACTTTATTGATATTGTCGACACATGTTTGTATTGTGCTTTTCTCATCATTTTGTTTTATTATATCCACCTGTTTGTTTTCCTTGATTACACCATCTAAATCTAACAAAAACTTATTGTAATTATTAATGTCAGTAGACGATTTAAATCTATATTTTTTCATTGTTTATTAAATATTATTGTATTATTGTATTTATATCTTTTTATTACATTTTATCTTCTACTTTTTCTAGATTTTCTACTTTTTCTTGCTTTTCTTGATTTCTTAGATTTTCTGCTTTTTCTAACCCTTCTTCCACCTGTTCCGTAACCATTAGCTACACGCGTATCTCCAAATTGAATTTGACCTTTGTTAGGCTTCAAGTTCGCTAAATTTGCTTTACGTATTGCCTCTACCTCTGCATCCTTTGCTAGTATAGCGCTTGTATCAACTTTACGAAACATATTAGATGTATTAGATGTATTAGCAGCTTGTGTTTTTGCTAGTCTGTCTGCTTCAGTTTTTTCAAAAGCAATTCGTCTTCTTTCCACAGGGTCATCACTTGTAGAGGTTGTAGGAACTGAAACGTCTGTTTGTGTCACTTGAGGGCGTTGCTTATATTGTATTATTTGACCAAAAGGTGAACTCATTATGTTATATAAAAATATTA